TCATTATTTCTTTTTGTTCTGTATTCAATGGAGTTATTAACTCATTAACTACAGATTGTCTCTCAGCTTTTTCTTTAAGACCATCGATTTCTGATTGTTTAGACTCGACTATCTTTTCCTTCTCATCAGCTGATTTCTTCGCGTCTTCTAATTGTTGTTTAGTTAAATCAACAACTTTTAAAAGTTTAGACGTTTCAGATTTGCTATTCAAGAATGAATTAGTATATTCTTGTGCATAAACCTCAAACAATCTACGACCAAAGTCGTTTTTACGTGATGCATCAATATCGTCTTTTAATTGGCTTATTTCTTTTTTCAAGTGTTTACCAACTACTTCAGATACTTTTTCAGCGCCTTTTTTAATAAAGTTTTGTCTTACTTTTTCAAAATGTGCCTTTGCTTCACGAATTAGACGTACTTTTGTTTCAGCAACGTCTTTCTTATCTTCGTGGAATTCCGCAATTTCTTTAGATAGAGCGTCAACCACAAAATCCTCAAGTTTAGCAAAATTAGTTGCCATAACTTTTTGGTCTTCGTGCAATTCAGCAATTTCAGATTTAAGTTGTTCGAAAACGAATTGTTTCAATTTATCTGAATGTTCTTTCATATGAACCGCATACTTGGCTTTTTGTTCTGCAAGTTGTTTACGGTCATCGGCGAACTCTGCGATTTCTTTTTCAAGTTTTTCTTGAACCATGGCATTTACAGCATCAGTTAATGTTGCTTTATCGTGCTCATATTTCTTTGCAAACTCTTCTCTAAGTTCCGCAGTAACTTCAAGACGGTTTTCACCAATCTTTTTGTTCCATGCTGATTCTATTTCCGCTCTGATCTCTTTAGAGATTGCATCATTCTCAAAAAGTGATTTCAGTGCATCTAACATTTGTTTTTCTCCTTATGTTATTGGAGTTTGTTAATTATGTTAATTAACGAATCCTTTAAATAATTTTCTGCCTGTCCTTCTCTTGCCATGTTTAAAGCCTTATATCCACCTCTTTGGTTTAACAAGTGTTCATAAATGGGAGTTGGATAAGCCCCCGGAGCACTTGGTTGAGCTACGATATCAACTGTGATAATTTCAAAATCTTTAACTTCACCTGAACCATATGGTCCAAATCCGTCTTCTTGAACGTTACCACTACCACGCGATGAGACTCCTAATTTAACTCCGCTGTTAAGCATTGTTTCAACTAGTTTTCCCATCGGCGTTGGTAATACTTTTAATTTTCCGTAACCATTAGGTCCGTCCATCCACATACTTGATAACATATGTGAAACACGGTCCAAATTAATTGTAAGACCTTCTGGATGATCAACTTCACCTAGCACCGAATAACCGCCGTCGATTTGATCGTTGAGTGTACTGACAGCCCGTTGGATTTCACTAACAGGATACACCCGTTGGTTAGCGTTTTTAACACCACCTTGGATGCAAATGCCCTTCATATATAAGGACTTCCCATTCTTTTCATCTTTGGACTCAACGACAATCTTAGCTTGGTCGAAGGTCAGTGTCTCACGTAAAGATATCATCTATACTATGTCCTACTTGTCTTATTATTAACTGCCCATCGCAGATTTTTTAGCGGAACTATCTGTTCCATCTGCAGATGAAGCCTTTGCTGATTTTAATTTAGAACCATCTTTAGAGCCAGGTGTGTTGATGTTTCCACCAGATAAGTCTCCTGCTTTAGGAGCCTTTCCACCTTTTTCTTCAGAAGTAGAAGTACTTACAGCTTCCGCTGAAGCTTTTTGCCCTTTACCACCATCAGCGTTAACTGGAGATTTGCTATTATCAGTACCATCTTTATGATCTGCTGTTACTTTATTAACATATTCTCTCATTTCTTCTCTTGGTGATTGAGTAGCTGTAGCTTTTGCTTCAACTGTTTTACTTTCAACTTTTGGTTGCTCTATTTCCTGCTCTTTTCCAGCAAGTTCGGAAGTAGCTTCTGCTTCTCCCTCTGCATCATCGTCGCCCTCTGCATCATCACCAGCTTCGTCGTCTGCTGGAGCTTCTGCATCATCGCCACCATCTGACATCATTGCGTCAAATTCAGCTTTAAGTTCGTCGATTGCATCTTCTAAGTCAACTACACGATCTTCAAGGTCTTCACCATCTGAAGGCGCTTCGTCGCCATTATCTTTGTCACCGTCTACTTCAATATCACCGACCATATCGTCTGTTGGGTCAGCACCTATTTCTGGAGTTGGTGTAGTTGCTACTTCTGGAGCCGGTTGTTCAACTGGCTGTATGTCAACAAGTGTTTCTTTAGTTACTTCGTCTTCTTTTTTCTCGTCTTTAGCAACTTCTTCAACTTTTTCTTCCTTGTCGTCTTCTTTTGTAGCTTCTTTTGTATCTTCTTTAGCTTCTGCTTTGTCATCTTCTTTCTTTTCTTCTACTGCTTCTTCAGATGTTGTAGCTTCAGCTGTTTTTTCGTCCTTACTAGCCTCTGGAGTTTCGATTTCTTTAATATCGTCTTCCAATAGGTCTTCGTAAATGCTTCTTGATTTTTCTACCACGATTTCGTGGAATAATTCATCTGCTCCTGTTCTGTCGTCAGCAACTAATTTTTCAAGCATTTGCTCGAATTTGCTAGGTGCTTCCACAGTTTCAGCTTTTACAGATGTGTTTTCTTTTTTATCTGACATTTTTTTCTCCTGTTATGTGTATTCTAGACTGTCCGTCCATTTATTTACACAAAATCTTTATTTTTTAGTCGAAATAGGCCCATAAGGCCCATTTTTGAACAAATTTTAGAGATTGTATCGTTGTTTAAATTCAGATACCTTTAATTCATGATAATTTGTGAATTTCTTAAGATCTACAGCTTTAAATGTAGGGTCTTCTGTATCAGAAATTACACGAATATAAGTTTTGGCGGCATTTTTTTGAAGGGTTATGCAAACTTGTCTATTCCAATTACCATGGTAGGTTGCTACATCAGTACTTTTTTTATAATTTCTACTATCAGAATATATGTTATTATGTTTACCTTCGGGTGTACCCATAAAATCAAAGCCTAAAATATAGATTAGTTGATGTTTATGCATACTAGCTAGGTGTAAAGCAGTGGGTCCAGAGCTCCAACCTAAACTTGGTTCGAAGAAATTTAAATGATGAAACTTTTTATATGATCTATTAGGGTTTGTCCATACTGAAACTTTATTAGGAATGTTCTTTTCAACTAGTTCAAAGACCATTTTAGAGTCTACTGCAACTAGATAATCAGGTATAAAGTCTCTGTAGATGGCATTACACCCGTATATTTTACCTTTATCTCGCAAAGGTTCTAGTGGAATTATTTTTCTACTGATACCATTGCCCAAAACGAAAGCAACGGACATGGATTACATCTCTGGTTGGTTAGCGGCACCGTACATATTTCTTACAAGTTCTAATTCTTTGGCTTGTTCTTCTTTATGAAACTCTCCGGCTTTTCTTGCTCTGTTGATTTGACGTAAAGTTAGTCTAGTTTTTCTAGTGTCATCTAAATTTATTATAGAATCGTCACTTCCAGCCTCATAGCTTTTAATGTCTACAGGTTGCATAGTGTCTTTATCAAAATAAAATAGTTCACGTAATATCATTGTAGTAATATTTATGCTCCTGGGGTTGGAGTTCCACCTGGCGTAGGTGTTGCCGCTCCACCTTGTTGAGGTGTTGGTGAAGTTGTTCCTGGTTGAGGTTCTTCTTCAGCTTCTGCTTCTGCTCCAGCTAAATCCTGTTCTATACCTGCTGTACTAATTCCTTGACCTCTTAACTCACCTGATGACGCTGTAGGTTTAATTTGTGCGTCTGCATCGTTTTCTTCACGCCATAATCTTTCATTTTCAGCCATTTCTTCTGGTGTTAAACCTAAAAATCTTGATAATGCATATCTTTTAGATATAAAAGGAATATTTGTTAACTGTGAATATGTAGCTATTCTACTATTGTCTACTTCTGCTTGTCTGTAACTTGCAAAATTTATAGGTGTTTGGAATTTAATATCAAACATTGCTATATCTATATTAACACCTTTTTCTAATAGATATTTTTTAAATTCTTGATTAAAATCATCTGAAAGTAAATTTTGTAGTCTTTCACAGTACTTGTTAAATCTTAATTCTTGAATATATGCTGTTCCTACTCTGCCATCATTGTGTTGTGCTTGACTATCGTCAGGACCAGTTGGCAAATATGAACTAGGTATACGTAAACCTCTTACAAGTTTGTTTGTAAAGTATTTTAAATCATCTATCTCACCTAAATTAGTACCACCGGGTAGTGTTTCTACTTTAGATCCTCTTCCTTCTGCTGTTTGTGGGAAGAAATAATCCTCATTTATTGATAAAGGATTGTATGCACTATCAATGACGTTCTGCCCGCCACCTGTTGCTGATGGAATTCTTCGTTGGTGGATTTCAGTTTTAACTCTTTCAACGAATTGCATTGCAAGGTGACTTGGCATATTACCTACGTCAATATAGAATACCCGTCTTTCCGGTGCTCTTTGTACTCTATAAATTATAATTGCATCTTCTAGTAATTCTTTTTGTTTGTAAACTTTGAATATTGATTCTAATAAACTATTTCCAAATGGAAAATTATTATCTAAACCTTCACTTAATGATAAGTGTAAAATATGTTCGGCTCCTACTGCAATTTCTCTTTGTCCATGTGCAAATCTTGTTCCTGAAGACTCTTGCCAGTTTGCTCCAACCATTCCTCTAACTCCACCTGTCATATAACCACTACCACCACCAGTAATATTACCTGTAGTTTGAAAAGGTGTTGTAGCAACT